TCATCCGGCTGATTCCTTCTGCTCTAACCCCGCGGTCAGGCTCCGAACGAGATCCTGCGCAAGCCGCATCGCCTGGGTGTCGGACGCGAGGTCCTGCACGACGACGAACATCGTGGCTTCGGTGCTTGCCTCCTCGCAGAAATGCTCGCTGACCGACGCGACTGAATAGACCTTGTCGAGCTGTCGCTCGATGCACTCGAGGGCAACGCGGAGAGACTCGAGGGTCGCGCGCGTCTCGCTGGGCGTGGTGCGCTTAGCCATTGCGCATCTCCTTGCCGAGCGCGGCGAAGGGATCGCCATGCCGCCAGTAGTCGGCGTTCCCGAACGCTGGATATTCGCCGTGCCCATCGGACATCGCGCCGATGTCAGTGATCAGTGCGATGACGGCCTCGATGGCCAAAAGGCGGTCGCAATCGTCTTGCGCGGCGGCGATCAGCAGGTCTCGTGCTACATCCGCACGGCGGGCGATGGTGTGAAGCACAGCGCGCAGCTGAGCTGCGTTGAGAGCGGTGGTGACCTTAGCCATTGCTCACCTCGCGGGAGTTCATGAGCGAGCGGTGCGTCACCCGGATGTCGCCGGCGAGGTCTGCGGCGATCCAGAGCAAAACGTCGCGGTTGTCCTTGCCGATTTCATCGAACCATTCCGCGGAATTGCCATAGCAGCAGTTCAGCAGGGTATCGAGCTGCAAGAGCTTCTTCTCGATGCAGTTCCTCAGTTCGAACTCGGAAGCGATGCCCTCCGCTTGGGGGAGGGGCGTGGCGGGGCGTTGCCCCATAATCTTGGAAGCCATGATGTGCGGTCCTTTCAGAGGGTGATGCACGTTGTGGTTAGGCCGGTCGGGTGTTCCACCACCTCTCCGGCCGCCTGAATTGCCTCAGTAGATCGGCGGAAATTTCCGCTGATCCCGCCCCGAGGCGCGGCGGTCCGACAACCTCCGGTGTTCCACCACCATCGGCCGTCGCCATCGGTGCCTCACTCGCAAGGTGCTTTTTCAGAATGCACCTTGCCGGCCGTGAGGCGCGGCCTTCAATCCTTCGGCTCTGGTTCCTTCGCCCTGTCGATAGCCTTGCTCAGCCAGCCCATGCCCAGCCGGCGCAGCTTGGCCCACCGCTCAGGCGTCAACCGTACTGAGCCATTCACCTTGCGCTCTTCCTCTGGCAGAGGGGGTCGGCCCATGCGAGAAAGTGCTTCACGTTCTTGTTTTGTCATAGACTTAATGTAATGAATAAAGTTCGCGCGCGAGCACTTTACGTAACTAAAAAAGTCCAGAATTACCCTACCCTCTGATGCAAAAAGATCGTTCACCCATCGTCACAATCCGGCCGCTGTACTTGGCGCGTCCCGACGCTGCGGCCTTCCTGGCCATCTCGGAAAGCACCCTCGACAACCTGGTCGCCCGCGGGGACCTGCCAAAGCCCCGCAAGCTCAGCGCGGGCCGCACGGCATGGCTCGTGGAGGATTTGGAGGACTGGGGGCGGAAGCGACCGATTTCGGATTTGTTGCCGCCCGGGGTTACCACCTAATCCACCACCAGGGCGCACCGGCTCTGAGCTCGCCGCAGTACTTGGAAAACGAGGTGTCGTTGTCGACCTTCACCTGCTTGGTATCAACGATGAAGGTGCGATACCCGGCATACCCACCCATCGCGTTCTTGGCGTTCACCTCGCCGCAGAGCAGGCCGCCCGAGGGTGTCCAGTCGCCGTAGTAGTGGAGATCGCGCCATTGCGCAGAGTCGGGGTCTGTGAGCTGCCGCAACACCTGGGCCTTGAGCGGGGGCAGCAGCACGAACTGTCGATAGGCCAAGAATGCCGCGGCCAGGCCGGCCAGCACGAGCACGGCGTACGCGAAGCGCTTCATCGGTTCTCCTCCGGTGGTGATGGGCGCATTCTGGCAGGGCAAGGGGGTAGCTTTCGGCGACCCCCTTGGGTGTGGCACCGGCGTTGGCGATAAGGGGAGTCAGTGCGGCTGTCCGCGATGGGATTTCCCATGTCGAGGACCGATATCCGATTTCCGACATCGGGTTGCTCCTGTACTTCGGCGCTGCACCTGCAGGTTGTCGGTCGACCTGCAGCGGTGGGGTGGTGGGCGGGCCCACCGATTTGTGCCCCGATCTGATCGGGTCGCAAAACCGGCGTGGCGTAGGTTTTGAAGGGGGTGGCGAAACACCACCCCCTTGCAGGGTGAACGATTCGTTCACCCCCTTTGTCGAGCCATCTGCTGTTTCAAACGGAAGTTGGCCAGCGCCGAGCAGCACTGCCCACGTTTTAGACGGAGGCAGTGACGGAAGTCGGCGACGCTGCCACCAGGTTGCAGCGTCTCAAACGCGGAAACTGGAAGCTGCGGCCGACCGATCCCGGCGAACCCCCGGGGGCTCCGCCGCCACAGGCCGGCGAGCAGCGGCTTGCTCGGCGGGATAGCGTGGGGATCGGCGGAAAGTTCGGCAGGTCTCTTGCTGAAATCAAACATCCTGACCGGGCCAGCCGGCTCCGCACGCTCTGGAGCCGACGCATGTTTGATTTCCGGATGAAAAAGGGGGTAGTTCTCTGCGCGTGGCAGTACAGACGGTGTCCGGTCGGGATGGCCCAAAAATGGACCATTACCCCCCCGAACCTTTTCTCCCCCGAATAGCGACTTTGCGCAGAGAGGAGAACAGCCGGTCTAGGGCCACGATGCATCCACTTTTGGAGGCATCCCCCGTGGGCGCGAGGTTGGCCAAGCCCGGCCAGCTACGGGCCTGCAATGCCCCGGAAACCCGCGCCCGCATTGGCGGTAGGGGTGGCCTGCACCGTGGGCGCCGGATGCGCTTGCGAGGCCCTGTACAAGCACGAGACCCGCGCCGCGGGGGTGGTGCCCAAACGACCACGAATCGGCCGCAAAGCCGCATGAATGCTAGGTTTGGGGTGTTGCTCGCGAGGAGCCGATCAGTTGATGATCGAGTCTCGAGGCGGAATCGGCTGAGTGTCCATGACGTAGTAGTCGGCCGAGTAGTTCTGCGCCGTGATGCGCATGTAATCGTCGCCGGTGGGCGTGATCTCCTTCACGAGGAAGGCCATGGCTCCGCGCGCGCTGTCCGACCCGAAAGAGAACGTGGTGCGGATGCCATCCAAGCCTTCTTGCGTCACCAGAGCTTCAGCTGGCGGGTTGGCGAGCAGCACCTTGTTGGGCTCGCCGTCAACCTCTGTGACGTTGATGCTCTGCAGCGTCCCATTGCGCTTCATCAGCACGATGCTGTGATTCGCAGAAGGGGTGAACTCGACTTCCCGACTGAGCGTCAGCACCATCCCCACTTGGCCTACTACCTCGCCATCAAATGACTTGAACCGGGTGTTGTCCACGATGTCGACGCGCACGTTGGGCAGCAGCGCGCGCGCGTCCATGGTGGCCTCGGTCTCCACGATCACGCGCTGGCCGCGCAGCTTCCGATACTCGCGATTCGCCAGGAGCCACGCCTGGGCGAAGTTGCGGATGCCGGGCAGTTCGTACTTGCGCAACTTCGTGTAGTTGCCGTCTTCGGGCAGGATGATCGATTCAGCATGCTGCGTGCCCGGGTCTTGGTAGACGAACTCGATGCCGTCGTACTCGGACTCCGTCTGAAAAGTGCGCGTGAAGGTCTCGGCGTTCGGCTTCTTGTTGCGGTGCGAGAACAAGGCAGTGCTGTAGGGCTGTGCACGATCAAAGAACAGGCGCACCCTGCCGTTCTGTCTGTAGACCGAGAAGCCACCGGAAGCGCCGACCATTAGCAGCGCCTCCTCGAGCGAAGTGGTGTCGCTGTCAAACGTGAAGTTGAAGGTGGGCAGTGTGGCGTTGATCGCATAGGCCAGGTCGACCTGACCGGACATCTGCACCATGTCGAGCTCGGCCAATTGCCCTTGGCCAATCTTCGAGTCTAGGTAGAGCGCGCCGATCACGTCATGCGTGAAGCTAGTACCTTCAATGGTCCCAGACACATGCCTGCCCTCGGCATCGAACGAGCCCGAGAAAGTCTGCGTGACGGCATTCCACCGCGGGATGAGCCGAGTCGCGATGCAGTTCAGTTGACGGTTGCGAACCGCCGTTGCACGCTGCGTCGCACGCGTGACTGTGTGGATAGTCGTCTTGTTGCCAAAGTGCGCCTTGTTGACCGGCGACACGCTGTAGAGGTCGGCCCACTTGATCTCGTCAATCAGCGTCCCGGGGTAGTCGTACAGGTACGGCGTGCGGCGGCGCATGCGCACGCGCGCGGGCCCAGTCCAGCCGGTGACGCGCTCCACTGTCTCGCCAAGCAGGTCCGACACCGCACCGCCGATGCCACTGATGACCGTCTCGACGTTGCCAGTGGGATTGAGCGATCCATCGAGCTGCTCGATCTGGATCTCGAACTCCACGTACACCGGCGACTTGCCTCCAGCATCGGCATACAGGCCCTGCGGGGCGATGATGTTGTTCCAAACCTGGGTGCGATCCGTCTGCGGAAGCGTGATCCAGTCCGTCCAATCGCTCAGCCCGTTCGCTACTGAGGCATTGACGAAGGTGTTCCCGGTGATGTCGAGCTCGTAGGCGAAGGACGTGCCGCTCAGCACCACGGACCCGTCGCGCACTTCGATGATCGTCCGCGTACCAGAGAACGAGCTCAGGTCTGGAGTGCCCACCACCGTGACAAGATTTGGCGTGGTGCGGGTCTCATCGGCCTGACTGCCCGAGGTGACTGTGATGGTGAAGTCATCAATCTTCGTTGCGACCGTGAAAGTCCCGTTGTTCTGCGGGCTGAACCACCCCGAGAACGTGACCTGATCGCCGGGCCGCACGCCGACGAACAACGTGGGCACGATGCCGAGGTCGATGTATTTGCGGTCGGCGCCCACGCACTCGGCTTCTTGACTCGCCGTGTAGGACATGTCGAAAGGTGCGATGGTGATGGTCTGTCCGACCTCGGCAACTGCGTTGAAGTTCGGCTTCTTGTTCTTCTGCTCGAGCACGTCGTTTCCGCCGTAGCCCGGAGCGCTGCCGGGGATGAACTTGTAGCGGTCGGCCGCCGATAGTTGGATCTGATTGAAGGCCTTGAGGGTAAAGCCATCGGTCTCCACGGAGCGACGAACTGACATCACGCTATCGATGATCGGATCGCCTATTTGCAACTGAGGTGCATCGCCGCTATTCGGACTCGTGAAGGGACGGTAGACAGCGGCGCTTGATCCTGCGATCGATGACAGGATGGTTTCCCCATCCTTCACGTCAGTGACATCGAGGTATCCGCGGCTGATGCAGTAGTAGCCGTACTCGACCTGGCGACTGCCGATGTACTTGTTATAGGTCGGCATCATCAGCGAAGGCACGGCTTTGACTGTCCCGAAAATGTCCTCGACGCGCTGGAGCATCCGCACTTGGTTCTCACGAGAGCCCAGTTGGTTATTCGGGCTCTCACTGGTGCGATTCACGTTCGATGGCATCGAAGGATCGGGCGCGAAGATGCGTGCGACTGCCGAGACAGCGACGCTCACCAGAAGGCTTTGAGCGAGCGCGCCGATTTCGAGGCCGGAGCCAGGCGCCTCCAAGACCGTGTACCGCTCGGCATCGGCATTGAGCAGCGCCTGCAGATCGGTGGAGATGTCCGCTTCGATGCTCGGCTCTCCCCGATAGACGTGGATGGTCTTCGCACCTGGCCCACGCGGGTATCGCGCCATCAGCCACGTCGCCAGGTTGGCAACCTCGAGCACCTCCGGCTCTGCGGCCTTGAACAGGTCTTTGAAAACTCTGACTTCCATCATTGCTCCTGTCAGCGCTTCCGGCCGGCGGTGGTGTTGCGGGACAGCGACTTGCTGATGTCGCTATTCGGGTTGCCGATCTGAGCGGCCACTTCGCGCAGCACCAACTCACGATCTCCGTTCGAAAGGCGACGCTCTTCGACCGTGTCGATTCGTCCGGTGGTGAAGTTGCTGATCAGGATGTTTCCGCTGCCGCCGCTGTTGCTCAGTGCTCCATTCGGAACGATGGTGCCTGCCGTACTCGGAATGAACAGTTCGGGCCCGCGCTCGCCCACGATGCTCGGTACGCCGACAGGAGGGCGGCCACCGTCCTCGAATCGCAGGAGGCTGCCAATCCACGTGCCGATGCTGCCCCAATCGAAGCCGCCACCGCCGCCGCCACCAGCGCCGACGATGTTCCGGTTCTTGAGAAAGTCGCCGAGTTCGTCAGGCGCAAGAGCCTGGGCAATCATCTTGGCCAGCGGGCCGGTCACACCCTGGCGCACGGTCATCCGCGCGATGTCCGAAAGGATGGAATTGATCAGCGATTTGAAGTCGGCCTTGCCCGTCATCACGAGCGACACGATCGCGTCTTCCATGCCACCAAAGGCTCGCGTGATCAGCTGCTCCGTCTGCTGGAAGACGTTGACTGCCTGAGAGGCGTAGTTGTTGAGAGCCTCCGACGCGCCAAGCGACCAATCGAGATCCTTCTGCTTGAGCCGCGCGTAGTGGACATCCCACGATGCCAGCGACTTCGCCTGAGCGTCCTCGAGGATCAGGAGCCGGGCCTCGGTGTGCTTGCGGACCTCGTCGGTGTACTTTCCTTCGAGTGCGAGGAGTACCGCGGTGTTGCGCAGCTCACGGCGTTGCCCTTCATAGCGGTCCTCGATCTGGCTGACGCCCGACAGGTAGTCGCGCTGGCTCGTGCCCATCCCGATGCCTTGCAGCTGTCGGCCATAGGCGCGCTGCGTGGTGTCGAGGAAGTCTTGTGCGGCCTGTTGCGCGGTGAGCAGGGAAGCAGCGCGCGCCCGGTCGGCGGCGTCCTGCTGAATCGTGAGAACTTTCAGCGCCGCGGCGCCATCGGCCTGCAGCTTGTTGATCTTGGACAGGTTCTCTGCCACCTTGCGATCTCGGTCGAGCGCATCGGACGTCTTGAGCTTGTCCTGCTGCATCCGTGCGTTCTCTGCGTTGAGCGCGTCGACCTGGGCTTTGGTGTTCGCCTCGATCAGGCGACGCTTCTCGCCGTAGTAAGCAGCCTCATCCACCAGGCCCGCCGCGCGCTGCGCCTCGAGCACGCGCTCGGTGTTCGCGTTGGCGGTCGTGACGGCTTCGCTCTGCGCCTTGATCTGCTCGAGCGCAAGCTTGGTTCCGGCCATCATGTCGGCGCGGCCGGTGCCGGCCGGACCCTTAGGATCCTTGTGCTTGGCCTCGCTCAGTGCGATGAGCTTGTTCGCCTCCTCCATGGACATGCCGGTCCGGCGGGCGTCTTCAAGGATCTGCTTGCGCTCGTCGGCGCGGATCATCTCTTGGCTGCGGACGGACTTCTTCAGCGCGGTAAGCCGGATGTCCGATTGAATCTTCGCCTCGTTGTCGATCGCGCGCTGAGCTTCGGCAGCGGCAGCATTGATGTCGCGTAGGTAGCGCTTGCTCGATTCGAGAATCTGCTGCCGGTTCTCATCAAAAGCAGCTTGGCTGCCTCCGAACTGCTGGATGTGGGCGAGCCGGCGTTGTGCCGCTTGGAGATCGTCTGCTGCCGTGTTCGGTGCCCCGATGCTGCCCACGCCGTTCGCAAGCACGCGCCACATTCCCGCTGCCACGTCGGCGACACCGGAAAGAGTGCGGGACAGGAGGCCTGCTTGCGCTGCGACCTTCTCCATGCGCGCCACAGTCGCATTCGCGTACTCGGTTTGCGCGACAGCTGCCGCCGCTTCCTTGTTCCCTTGCTCCTCGAGCGTGCGAATGCGCTGGTAGGTGGCCAGGTCAAGGTAGTGCATCGAATCGTTGAGCTTGGCCGATGCCTTCGTGGGCTCTTCGGCCAGCTGCACGTAGACTGCGACTGCGTCCTCCACCGAAGTTCCCATGCGCTTGTTGGCTGCGACCACTGCCGCAGCCACGCTGGTGAGCGCCTCGCCGCCGATCTGCCCGCTGCGCACCAGAGCATCGACTGCTTGCGCTGCATTCGATTGCGTGCCGGCGATGTTGCCAGCCGCTCGAGCGACATCGTCCAGTTGCGATGCAGTCATGCCCACCAGGTTGCCGGACACCGTGAGCGCCTTGGCGTGCTCGAGCGCGCGCTCGGAGCTCTGGTAGTAGGCATAGCCAAGCGCCGCCACTGCCGCAGCGGCAAGCGTGAAAGGGTTCACCAGACCTGCCACGGCGCCGCCTAGCGCCTTGGCGGCCGGTGCGACGCCGCCGAACATGTCGCGCAACTGGCCGCCTTGCTGAAGCAGCACGGTGAGCGGCGCCTGGCCGCCTTGGAGGCCTACCACGATGTCCGTCACCTGGGCCGGCACGCCGCGCAGCGCTGCTGCCTGCTGGCCGGCGCTGATGCCGTATTTGTTGAGTTCCTTGCCGGTGCTGCGCAGCGCGGCCTCTTGGGCCTTGATGGCGTTGATCTGCGCTTGCACCTGGCTCGTGATACCAGCCTGCGATGCGCGGTATTCGAGAACCTCACCGCGGCTCTTGCCCACCGTGGTGCTGTAGCGCTCGATCGTGGCGATCAGGCGCTCTTGTTCACGAGTCAGGGCCGCGGTGCCGGTGCCCGTGTCCTTGGTGGTCTTCTGCAGCGTTTCTCCGGCGCGCTTGCCGGACGTGGTGGCCTTCTGCTCAAACTTCTCGACTGCCTGCGTGGCCTTCGCCATGGCAGCGGTGACGCCGGACGAATCAGCGGTGTATTCGAGGACCGCGGAGGCGATGGTGTCGGACATGGCTCAGCCTTTTGAATAGGTGCCGGCCACCAGAGCGCTCCGTGCCGGCTGTCGCATCTAGGTGCCTGAAACGCCAGGCTGATGCGACCCCTCTTGCAAGATCATTTCGCTTCGAGGCGCGCAATGCGCTCGAGCAGGTTCAAGTAGTCGCTCGGACCGCCGAATGAGCGCTCCTGCGGCGGGGCTGGGGCATCGGTCGGCGGCTTGCGGTTGGCCAACTGCTCGAGCGACCAATTCTGTTGCTGGAGATATGGCGCTTCACCGCCTGGCACGGGAGGAAGGTTCTCGCGCAGCCGCGCTTCGTTGGGCGCGAGGTAGCCGCTCTGAATGGCCTTCTGATTCGCATCAGCTCGCGACACTGCATCCATGCGCAGGATGACGTCTACGTCGAGCTCGGTGGCTTGATCGTTGGCCAGGCCCAACCCGTCATCGAGAAGCGATTCGATGTTTTCGATCAGCGTCTGCAGGCACTGCTGAAGGTAGGACAGCGAGCGGGATTGCTCGTTGTTATAGGTGCCGCCCTGGCCGGCGGCAACCATATGCAAAGGAACGTGAAAGCACCGCGCCACGTCTTCCACTGTCCACTTCAGCTGTTCGATGAGCTGGGCGTCGGTCGCCGGGATCGACATGGGCGCGTACGCCAAGCCGTCGCCGAGCACGGCAACGCGGCCGAGACCGCTGCCTGAATAGTTGGCCTCCCAATGCTCTTTCAACCGCTTCGCCGTCTCGTCGCTGATGGCGCCGGGCGCGGTCAGAATGCCTGATGGGCGGCTCATGTTCTCGAAGAAGCGAGCGGCGTTCGTCTGAATGCGCATGCCCTGAGTGCTCGACGCTGCACACGCCCGGATCGGACTCACGCCCACGAGCGGATGAAAGAGCGGGTTCATTCGGTCGTGGATGATCTCGCTGGCCGGGACAGTGACCTGCTCGCCGATAACACTGAGGTTGTCCGCGGCCAACTGGTACCAGACAGAGCCATCGGGAGCGACCAGCGGCGTGACGCGGCACGGATCAAGAAGGTAGAGCCTTGCGACTACGCCACGCTGGTCGCGGTCCTTGAGCGCATAGGTGTTGCCGTGAATCAGCTTGGACGTGACCCAGTGCTCGATGAACTGCATGCGCGTTTGGTAGCGATTCGGCTTGCGCAGAACCGGCGCGAAGGGCGAGTTCATCACCTCTTTCCACGTGCCGTTGTCTTGCAGGCGCGTGAGCTTGATGCGCATCTTCGAGATATCACCGGCGATCAGCGTGATGCACGAGTACACGGCGCTGAACGTCAGGATGTTGTCGGTCGCCTCGACCTCCATGTTGCGCTGCCATGCCCCGGTGAACGGCTCGCGGATCATGGGCCACCATCCGCCGCGGCTATCCACCGTCGAGAGGGTGCGCGCCGCTTTCTGCCGCGTCGCCAGGTTGAGCGCTTTCAGGACCGTGAGGTTAGCCATTCAACCCCCTGCCGATGAAGCTGGCGGCCAGCAGCAGGAGAGCGCCAGCAGCGAGGAACGCCCAAGCAGGGCCGGCCAGGAGGTGCACACCGGCCACCACGCAGGCGGCGCCGCCGAGCGCGAGCATGAGCATCCACAGGATCGCGGAAAGCAGAAGGTCGACCGCGACCGAAGCCGCCTTGAGGAAAGGTCTGATAGCAGGCTTCATCGCTCACTTCCGATTCAGGTAGACCACGCCTCGGGCCCGCGCAGCTCGATTGGGGTCAACCGTCACGGCCTTGCTCGATGCGGGGCGGTACTGGAGAGGAATGTCCGTGAGGTCCATCACACCCTCAGCAAAGCAATGGCCGCTCTGCACGTAGCCCTTGGTCGGTGCCCCGGCGTACTCCAGCAGGGCCTCCGCGAGACGCTGCGCTTCGATCCGGGTGAGCTTCATCTTGACGTGCTGGCGAGCATCGATCGAGGTGATTTCAAGCTCGAGGGACTTGCGCAAGACGATGGAAGCCAGCCGGCTGAGGGTATTGGAACTGGGCACGAGTTCTCCTTTGGCGCGGTGTCCGCGGTCGAATGATTTGATGTCGGTGATCAGGGCCGATGCATTGGCAGGCACTGAAACAAGCGAGAGCTCAAGTACCTCCACACGCAGGTACTTGAGGCCGCCCGTCGTCAACTGCTCAATCGCGTTGTCGAGCGCGCGGAAGCCGATCGACACGGCGCGCAATAGGCCCGACTTGACGGACTGCCAAGCCTCGTCAACTCGGTCCTTCAACGGGCCCGGCTGGGTGATGAAAGGCAGTCGGGCCTCGAAAGTGATGCCCTTCGCGGTCGGAGCGTCGAAGTGCACCGTGCCAACCACTTGGTCGTGGCGGTGTTGCAGGAGCAGCGGCGCTGGGTTCCTGAACTGCACGCCGGCCGGCACGATGATGTCGCCAACCCGATCCGGCTCGGGCGTGGTGGCGATGCCGCGAATGATGCGTTGGTCCTCGTCAATGGACTTGACGGAGAGGACTGAGAGGGCGCGAGTCGTCATGCAGTGCATTGCAACTGCTGACGATCGATCGCACAAAACTTAGGTGACTTTGCGACTTTCCGCGACTTTCAAAGTCGCTGAATCGACCAAAGCATGCCCTCGCGCACCTTCTTCCCGCTGATGACCGAAAAGCCGTCTTGGTTGAAGCCGTCGGCTCGCGCCAGCAGCTTGCCCAGCTTTTTCCCGGCTAGCGCGCCTGTGTCGCCGAGCGCTTTCCGCAGAGCTCCTGACAACTCGGCATCCTTCTCGGCTTCGTGCCACAGGTCCCTCGCCGTGAAGTAGTGACTGCCGATCGCCTTCGAGATCGCGGGCAGCAGTATCGCCAGCTTGGCCCTATCGTCTTTCGACAAGGACCGGCCACCGTGCGACGCCGCCGCTATGGCTCTCGGCAGACCCTCAAGCAGCAGGCCGATGCGCTTCAGTTCGGCCACCACGTCGAGCAGAGACGCCTCAGGCGCGGGCTCGGGCTTTCTCAGTGCTCCCACTCGGCTTCTCCTGCGCCGTCGAGGCCCGCCCCTTTTCTCCCCAATTCCTGCACGTTGCACACAGAGCAGCACCACCGATCTGGTCGGCCGGTGCCCTCAGGTCTAGGGACACCCCCCAGTCGCCTGTCAGTGCAGCGCCGGATCTTGTGCAGAAATTCGGCCCGGGCGATCCGTCCGAGGGCAATGGGGGCCCCGACAACGCCAGGTGGACAGCACTCCTGCTTTGTTTCATTTCTGCGCAAAAATGCGCTCCGGCCTGAAATTTCGGCCGGGCGAGTAAAAAATCCGCGCGTTGGAGTACAGACGGTGTCCACCTGCGGCCCCCTGGGATCGCCCACCACCCCCCCGACCTTCATCCTCGCCTCCCGAGGTCCAACGCCGTCTTGGCCGCATGGCATGGCTTGCAGAGGGCCTGGCGATTGGTATCCAAGTCCTCGCCACCGTTGGACAGCGCCACGATGTGGTCGACCTCCTCGGCCATCCGCACGATGCCGCGCTTCTCGCACTCCATGCAGAGCGGGTGATGCTGCAGGAAGCTGTGCCGGATCACCTGGCCCTTGCGGCCACGGATGCGCTTGGCATTGCTGACCGTCTGAGGCGGGGCAAGCCGGCTCGGCACGGACTGAAGGCGCGGCTTCAGCGCGGTGAGCTTGATGCGCTTGGTCTTTGGCTTGTTCATTGTGCGACGTGGACCGTGGAGTTGGTGAGGCAGGGGCAACCGAACGCCTGCCGGCCGCAGACGGCGCAGCGCTCAACCATGCAGCCGATGACGTGGAGTTGGCCGATCTCGGCATTGCAGTCCCGGCACCGCGGGCGAACGTCGAGGCCCGGGTGGTCTGGGCCGTAGGCGCTGCGCGGGTAGGTCTGGCCGTCGACCTCCACGTGGGTCAGCGTCTGCGCTTCGGCGATGCGGTCGTTCCAGCCTTCGGCCCACGGGAGTTCTTTGTCGGTGGTCTTGGTCATACTGGTTCCTGTGTGGGATCAAACGACCCCGTTTTTGGGGGTGTTGGCTGGGAAAAACGGTGGTCTTTGAAAGCAGTCTTGAGGCCGCGCATCAACCCGCGCTCTGCACGGATGCGGATCTCCGAGGCTTGGCGTTCGAGCTCCAGGTTCTGTGCGATGCGCGCGTACGCCTGCAGCTTCTGGGCTGGACCATCCAGCCTCTCGATGTCTGCGAACACTTCCTCGGCCGCTGCGAGGGCGCTGCACATGGCGTCGTAGAGCGGGGTCATTGGCCGATCTCCAATTGCTGCGGCTTCAATGCTTTCAACGACTTAGCACCCGCTCCAACGGATGGGCAACGGTTAGACAGCGGTGCTCCCACTGTTGTCCCCGCTGACACGTTAGGCACCATGTCCAGGTCAGCGCAGAACTCGTCAGCAATCTCGAGCGTTGCGAGTGAGAAGGTCATCTCATAGCTCAGGTCGACATGCTGGTGGTCACTGCCGGCCAACGTTTCTTCAAGATGCTTGCAGCGATCGCGCAGGACCCGGATGCGGCGACTCAGCTTCGCAATCGTCTTGCAGGCCTCCGCATCTGTCGTCGTCACGAGACCGAAACGCTCGGCAAGGTACCGCAGATGAATCGGATGGAGGCGGATACAGTCGGGCTGCTCCAAGCCGTTCGGCTGGGTCAACTCGATCAGTCCTGCGCATTCATCAACCTGCAGTTCCGGGATGTCGTCCGTCATGCCACACCTCCGAGGAAGGCGGGCTCCAATCCCCAGGTACATGGCTTATCTAGATAGCTGTACCGTTTTGGCATAAGGGAGCGGACGAAAAACCGGCCAGATAGATGCCGTTTCGGCAAAATGAACCGGCGGCAATTTGCCAAAACGGCATCTATGGCGCAGTTCAATTTGCCGTTTCGGTACAAGGCTTCGCGTTTTTGTAGGCGCCGCGTGGAAAGGCCTGCTCGGCCATTTCCATCTCCGGAGTCCAGTCGATCGGCCACCACGTGCAGGCAAACCAAGCACTGCGATTTGGCCGCGCACCCATGCGCGTTTCGACCACCAGCGCACCGGAGGAAAGCAGTTCTTCCTTGGCGCGCTGCAGCGTGTGCGGGCCGCGCCAACCGCGCTCTTCCGACATGAACGTCCACCCGGCCAGCAGCTTGCCGTTGTTGTCGCCCTTGTACTGACTCGCGATATCCCACAGCAGCGACCGAGCGGAAGCACCGAGCGACCGATAGACCGCGCACTCCATCACCGCCACCGGCACCAAGATGAATCGACCGGCATCGCGCCGATCTTTCTTGTACTTCGAGGCCATGCATCACACCGCCCCTTTCGGCTCGTGGAGCACATACAGCGCCGCCCGCGGGTGCGAGTAGGACTCTCGGTCCACCACCGTGACGCGAACGGTCTCGATGCTGAAATGGAAGCGGTCGCGCAATTCCTTGATGCGCGCTGCAGCCTGAAAGATTCCGATCTTCCGCAGGTCCTCTGTCGTCTGTGGCCGGCGCCGCAGCGCCGAGAGGATCCGCTGCCGCTGGGCTTCCACGGCGGTCGACCGCGCGGTAAACTGGTCACTGGGTTTGATTCGCTTTGGGACCTGAGTGCGGTGGCCGCCGCCCTCAGGTTTCGTCTTTTTGGGCGTCATACCGGCACCTCCCCGATAGCTAGGCTTAACCACTTCGACGCCTCATCGACGTCGTCGAAAATCCACGACCCACCATCGCGCGACAGCACAATGTTTCCAGCCGCGGTGTAGACACAGGTCAGGCCGTGCAGCGCCGCTTTCGCCTGCAGCGTGGCGAATGCTTTGAGGTTGATGCCAGTCATCGCACAGCTCCTCGGAGTGCTTCCTGAACCTGCGCCATGAAGGCCAAAAAGAAGTCGGGCGACTGGGTGTTGCCCACCACTGCCAGGCTGGCAAAAAGCATCCGGCCCGGTTCAGGGTCCGTGCGGATCGCGTTGATGACCTCGACCGCGAGTTTGCGGCCCTCGCGCTCCTGTGCGACGAGGTAGGGAGTGCGCTCGTGATACTTGGCCGTCATCTTCTCGACTTCGGGCATTGCCCGCCGGATGGCGTCAAGGCCTGCGCTCACGATGCAACTCCTGTCAAACCCAGCACTCGACGCAGATCAGCGACCGGCCAAGCCAGACGCCCATTGATGCGCAGAGGACGGACGGGGCCGTTTTCCAGGCATGCCCATCCGCGCAGGGTCTGCGGTCGTCGGTTGAGATAGTGCGCCGCCGTGGCAGTGTCGACAGCTGGGCGTGTCTCGGTTTCGAGAGCGGGAAACCGGTGGGGCTGCACGACGTTCGCGGCAGCGTGGCTCTGAGCCATTTCCATCATTGCTCCTAAACACCACCGAATGGCGATGTATGGAGCGAATCATTTTTCGACGGGTATCCTCCCCCGCAAGACTCCCCCTATCCCCCAAACAGGGGGACCCCGTCAGGGGGAATGGCTACTTCGCGCCCTGTATCTCCTGCCTCTCGCGCAACCGCTCCCAGGCTTTCTCGAAAGACTTATCGGTGAACAAGGCGCGATCCTTCACCGCCTCCAACTTGACCAAAGCCTTGGGACCTTTCCCTACCTTCGGCCTGTCGGGAAGATGAAGAGGGTCATAGCCGCGATCTCGCAGAAGTTGCAATATTCGTTGGTCCTGCACGGCCGACCGCTGCAGAGGTGTTTTTGCCGGTTCGTTCGCCGCCGATCCCGGGCGACTTTCGTTGATGGACGTCACCTCATCGTTCGCAGCTGTAGGGAGTAGCGAAGAGAGTTCTTCCGGCACCTTGAGCTTCCGAGCCTGCAGCAAGCGAACTGCATCGCCAGGACAAATGCCCATGTACTCCCAATGCATGCGACCAGCCGCGCCCTTCTTGAGCGTCAGTGTGGCCGTCTCCTGCCCTGCAGGCCCATCGAGTTCCAGATTGAAATCGTCAGGCTCATAGAACGCCCGAAACATTCCCTCAATCCACTCGCGCTCGCTATCGTGCGAGCGGCCCCATGCCCGAAGTTCCAAGCGTTCGATGGCCTTTGTCAGAACGTCGAAGAGCGCGTCGGCGTCTTGTCCGCAGAGCTTGGCCAAGAGCCTCGCCGTGTCTTCCACCGGCACGACATGCGGCAGATTACCCCACCGATGCAGCGTCTCTAAGTACTCCGGCGATCGGGACTCCAGTTCTGGCAGTAGCCCAAGCGATACCAGCTTTTTTTCCATGTGCACCCCCGTGCACCCCGAAGTGGATGCACCAGCAGGACGGTCGGGGGCCCGTCTTTTCGGCTGCCGCCTAGCTGGTGCAAAACCGTCATGCCGCCACGAGGCGCAGCGCTGGCGCCTGTCCTGCATCTGCCTCGAACTCAATGCCCGCAAGAGCCAAAATACGTTGCTCAATGAGCTCTGCGAACGGCCGCAACGCGTCAATCGACCGCGGCCGATAGCCCTCCGCGGTGGCCGAGGGCTTGTGGCCCATGATCTGGGCTATAGCGCCAGCGGGAGCCCCTGCAGCCTCGCCCAAGATCGAGAACGAACGGCGCAGTCCATGGAACGTGAGGCGGTCGATGCCGGCATGCTGCAGCGCCTTCTCATGGCTGGACCTGGCATCGGCAATGTGTCCAGTCATAGAGTCGCTTGCGAAGACGAACTCATTCACCCTCGGCAAGCCCGCGATCAAAGTTGCCATGTATGCCGTTAAGGGGATGACACGCTCATCATCAACCTTGTCGGCCAGGGTCAGCTTCCGCCAACGGAGATCCGCCTGTACCCACTTGAGCGCCGCCATCTCTTCTCGGCGCGCGCCACTGAGTAAGAGGCACTGTAGGTAGGCGGAAGCAGTGCGGTTCGCCAAGGCTTCGACGCCCCTAAACCAACCCGCGACCTGGGGCGCCTCGAGACAGTCCGTCCTCTTCGCGACGGATGGCAGGCTTTCGGCCAGCGCCGGCGCGCGAGCGGCCTCACGATCCGCCAAGCTACGGTACTTCGGATGACCTGCACACCAGCGCAGGAAGCCGCGGAACATCATCAGGGCCCGGGTAGCCTGATGCCGGCCGCTCCGTGCTTCCACGTCGAACCACTCCTTTAAACGATCCTCATCGATCGATTTGAGTGGCATTTGCAGAAGCGGAAACAGTGGGCCCGGCCGCGTGAGTCCCTGCCCTCGCTTCTTTGGCTCGCCACCAGCATTTGACATCGTCTTGAGGTCTGCCAGATAGCGCGGCTTCCAAGCCTCCCGTCGCTTGGGCCGACCTTCGGCGAGGTAGGTGGGCCACAGGTCCCCTACCGTGACTGCGAGCGACGCTGCTTCGGCTGCGGCAGCCGCCTGGGACCTCAGGCGCTCTTTTTCGGCCTCGCGTGGGTCTACCCCTGAGTCCACCATGATCTTGAGCGCCTGGGCTCGATTTCGGGCCTTCTCTATGGGCCAGTCGCCTACCGTTCCGATGGGAACCCGAATGGTCGAGCCGCGCAATCTGGACTCAAAAACGAACGTCTTCCGTCCTGTCGGCGAAGCGCGAAGTGCAAGGGTCGGGGTGTCTGTGTCCCAGAGAAAGGCCTGCGTCTTCCCTGCTGGGCAGCAGAAGGCCTCAATGCGGCCAGCGGTAAGGCGAACGCGACTTGTCGGATTGTCGAGGGCGGCCATCTGTAGGCGATCTGTAGGCAGCGGCGGCGAATGCCTCCGAATACTGCCATACGATTCTACTGACCATTCATACAGGGTGTGCGACCTAAGTTGTTGATCTTGATGGAACGACCGTATACAGGTCTACACAGTAGAATGACCGTCCCGTGTCATTCGTAATGAGAAGGTCGGGTGTTCGATTCATCTCTCCGGCACCAATCTAAAAAGCCCCGCTATTGAAAAGATAGCGGGGCTTTTTTCCTTGTGGCAGCCTCATGTCTCGTAGCTCGATTCATATGACGCGCGTGTTTCACACCTCTTTGCCCAAGGGCGGGCTCTTCGTCGGTGTCATCGCCGTCGCCCTGCATCTGCTCAGCGCTTCGTCGGCTTACGCCCAGCCCAAGGTCTACCGATGCGAGGCAAACGGCAAAGTCTCTTACTCAGACGCTCCCTGTGTAGGCGCCAAAGTCATCGATGCAACGCCGACCCAAGGCATGGACAAGATGGGCGGGAGCTCTCGCAAGGGCCGCGAAGTTCAGCAAGACGAGTTTCATCGTCAGTTCGACAACGCCCTGCGCCCCTTACACGGGCGCTCGCACGAGGATATGAACGTCGCCCGTCGCCGCGTGAACCTTTCGGCGAGTGATCAGGCGCAATGCAGCCATCTTGATCGCCGAATGCCTTCGCTCGAAGCCGATGCAAACCAGGCGAAGGCAGAAGCGAAGGCCAGAGCAGATGTAGAGCTCTACAAGGCGCGCAAGCGCTTCTTCGATTTGAAGTGCTAG